CCAAAGATGCGCAGGACTTCAAGGAAGCCAGCGACACTGTGCGACATATCTTTACAAGTAATCTACTGCGTCAAACAGCCTTAGACAGCTTGCAAGGCCGCGGCCCCAGTCAAATCTTCATGCCTGTGGCCAGTTTGCCCGAGCTAGAAGCCTTGGTCTATTGCTGGACATTCTTTGAAACCAACATCCACAGTCGCAGTTACAGCCACATCATTCGCAACATCTACAACGTGCCCAAGGATGTGTTCAACACCATTCATGACACCAACGAAATTGTAGACATGGCAAGTTCAGTTGGCAACTATTATGACAAGTTGCATGTAATCAACTGCCGCAAAGAACTTGGCGAAGCAGTGAGTGAAGAAGAACACCTCCGAGCAATTTGGTTAGCATTGCACGCTAGTTATGCACTAGAAGCTTTCCGCTTCATGGTATCGTTTGCCACATCGTTGGCCATGGTTGAAAACAAAATCTTTATTGGCAATGGCAACATCATTGGCTTGATTCTGCAAGATGAAATCTTACACAAGGACTGGACGGCGTGGTTAATCAATCAGGTAGTCAAAGAAGATCCACGCTTTGTAAAAATCAAACAAGAGTGCGAAGCTGAAGTGTATGCCATGTACATGGATGTAATTCGTGAAGAGAAGGCCTGGGCCGACTACTTGTTCAAGTATGGTCCTGTGATTGGTCTCAACGCACAGATTCTCAAGGACTTTGTTGATTACACCGCTGCCGCAGCCCTTAAAGAAGTTGGTATCAAGTATCAGCAACCAGCCCCCAAGTCTACGCCTATCCCTTGGTTCAACAAGCACGTTGATGTCAGCAAAAAGCAGACAGCATTGCAAGAAAACGAAAGCACCAACTATGTTATTGGTGTCATGAGTGATACACTGGACTACGATGAATTACCGGATCTATGATAGATTCTTGGTACTATAAAAGAGCTCACTGGGAGAAAAAATTTTCTTTGATTCCACGACGTTGCGACATAAGTCAACAGTGGATTTGGGGAAATCACTATCGTGGTCAAGTTGTAATAACCGGTCCCGGTGATCCAGTAATAATTGACATATGGAATCACCGAGATCAACGATTACTTCAAACATTAAAAGGAAAAATAATATGAAAGCTATTGTGTGGAGCAAGGACCAATGTCCTTATTGCGATCAAGCCAAAGCACTGTTAAAGCAGCGTGGCATTGAATACGAAGAAAGAAACATCAGTCAAGAATGGACTAAAGAACAACTACTAGAAGCTGTGCCAACAGCTCGAACTGTGCCACAAGTTTTTCTTGGAGAAGAGTATGTGGGCGGTTTCATGGAGCTACGTCGAAAACTAAGTCAAGGACAAACATGCAATTAAACGCTAATCTAGGTGACGTTTATACCTTTAAATTAAACAGTGGCGAAGAACTCATTGCCAAAGTAACTGCTGAGCCACACAATGCTGGCTATGTTGTAATTGAGAGTCCAGTGAGTGTGGCACCAGGTCCACAAGGCATGGGGCTAGTACCGTCAATGTTTACCGCAGATCCCAAGGCCGAAGTCAAACTAAATACTTCTAGCGTGGCAGTGTATGCACTCACAGACGACCCTGTGAAGATGAAATACATCGAAGCCACAACAGGAATCAAAGTTCCTGAGAAGAAACTTATTCTAGGATAATATGCCAAGTGTACAAAGAGTGGGCGATGCTAACAGTGCCGGTGGCGTTGCTACTGGAGGCGTTGCCTCGGTTCGTATAAACGGTCGCCCAGTCATTGTACCTGGTAATGCTGTAACACCGCACCCCCCTTGTGGACGAAAGGGCGGAGCACCGCACTGTTCGGCTGTGACCGCAGGTGGTGTGGGCAGTGTCAAAGTCAACGGTCAACCCATAGTGGTTACTGGTGATGTTGATACATGTGGGCATCCTCGAGCAGGCGGCTCCGCTGATGTCAAGGTTGGCGGCTAATGTCTAGTGTGTTAAGTCCATTACAATTAACTTCGGGTGCTACTTTGTTAAATGGGCAAGGTATTAACCCTTTGCCTACAGCTTTGGCAGCAGCCATAGCGGCTTATAACAGCACTACTCTAGTAACAAACATTATTCAAGCCATTGCATGGTACAAGGCACAGGCATTCTACACCGAAAGCACATTTGACAGTTTGTTGAGCATTGGCAGTACAACTTGCCCTGCCCTGGGCAACAGTATCCCAGCCGGTGCGTTGGCATCACTTTCAGCATTGACCAATGCGTACATCACTGGAAACACTGCCGTTGATGACAGTACATTTGATCCTTCGGGACTATCAAATTTTATTGAACAACTGGGCAGTGCAGAACTGGGCAATGGTGATGTAGGCAAGTTTTGCCAGGGCTTTTTGACTGTGGCTGGGTACACCAACGTTGTTAACCAGTTTATTACATCTAGTGTAAACGCACCAAACTATCTTGGACCTACGTTTACCAGCATGGATGCACTGACAACAGCTGACGTTGCCACTATCAATCCAGTGTTTGACAAGTTCGGTACAGATATTGCTAGACAAGGGCAGTTAGTCAACACCAAAAAACTAGACTTGTATGGAACACCAGCTGGCCTTATTCAACAACTCAGTGCAGTGGCTGGTGTACAGCGACAAGCCATTCCTTCAGTACAGGCAGCATTGAGCAGCGTGGGACTAAGCAACAAAGACATTGAAAATCTAGTCACCGACAATAGGATCAGTTTGTTTAACCCCAACGGATTAACCAACAATCAATTTGACAAACTGCAAAAACAAGCCTATGTTGGTATGAACTTTGTAACAGACGATGCGTTACAAGAAGTGTTGGATATACTAGATGTCACTACCCCCGGCATCACCAGTATGGCAGACCTACTGGATCCACAAAAAACTTTTCCTTTGAGTTACCCCACAATGCGGGTACCCACTCCCACTGGTCCGCAATTCATTTACGGGGACAATGGCTCAGTCAACAGCAGTATGAGTCCCATCATTGACCTGTACTTGCCAACATCGTCTGGTTGTGATGAGCTAGGAAAAATTATCCCACAGGCTTCGGCAACTGCTAACAAAGCAATACAAGTGGGTTTACAAAATATTACCAACATTGCCAACACTACATGGCCGGAACTGGCGCAGGCTATCAATTCTTTTGAACCAACCAAGTGGGATAACACACAAGAATATCTGCCCAACACAGTGGTAAGTGTCAGCAATGGTCTTGCAGTCCCAACAACATATCGAAGTCAACAAGAAGTTCCGGCGGGCATAGACATCAACAACACCAGTTACTGGGAACCAGTAAAACTTGGCAACCTCATTACCATGAGAGACTTGCCATTAATTGAGGCTCAGACTCAAGCAGTTGACGACAGCGTTACTAATTTTTACGAAAATGAAGTGGCAACGGGTTCTGGCCAATATGGGACATTGCTGATCACTGATGTCATTGGAACATCTATAGATGCACATGATTTTGCAACTGCATTAAACAGTGTCACCAACACAATAAACACTTTGCAAGGCGCAGGCACTTTGCTTGCATTGAATACTGCCTTGACAAATTTAATTTTGTCTGGTAACGATGCTGGAGTTATTACTCAAATAGCCGCTGCCAATGCCGCAATCGTAGCATTGGCCACTGCCACTAAAGATGCTCTCAACGCTCTTTGGGTACCGATTGCTACAGCTCTTGATTTTGAATTGCAATATCAAACGCAGGCCGGTGTCAACTACTTTGACCTACCACCAAGTCAGACATTGAGCATTTATAGTTTTGTGCAAGGCTTGCCAGGATTTTCCCAAGACCAAAGTCCAGGCCAAGCTTGGGACTATTTGACTTATGCCATTGACAGTAATTTACTTGGTGGCCAGGCAGCTATTGGTGCAATACGAGAAGCATACAATGTCAGTCGCCTTGAACAGGTGGGCATTGGCGCAAGAGCTGCTACGCAAGTTCCACTGGGCTCTGTACCTGGTGGTGACTTTGTAGACCCCGCAGGTACTGCTGAACTTTACAACACTTATCCTAAAAATCGTGGCGAAATTACAACACCTTAAAAGTAGTACTTGAGTACTACTTTTTTGGTTGACCAAAATTGGCTCTTTTGCTATAATAGTGGCATAGTAAGCAAAAAGGAGCCAGCGATGAGCATTTGGATCAAAGACGGTAAAACTATCGTTGCAAATTACCTAGGCGAAACTGTGCAGGGCACTGTGGAATCTAGCCGGGTCAAATACGGCGGTAAGGTTCAATACACTGTGATCCTGGACAAACCCGTTCAATTCCGCTGGCGCAGTGAGCCCAGCACTCGTGTGCTGATTGACAGCGACGAAATCGTCAAAGAATTGGCTTGACCAATAAATCCCCTTGTGCTATAATATAGACTGTTCAACGTTAGGAGCTCTCAATGTCCGATCTCACTATTCAGCAAGTGAACTCTGCTATCATGTTTGGCAACTTCACTAACGAACAACTGAATTCTATTGCACATGCAATCAAGTATCGTCGTGCGCAGATGACCAAAGAAAAGGTCCGCAGTTTCTGGAACGGCGATCAAGTCAAGTTTGTTCACCCCAAGACTGGCCGCGTACACATTGGCGTAGTAGCCAAGGTCAAGATCAAGAACATCACTGTGCGCGAAGGCAACACCAACTGGAACGTTCCTGCCAACATGTTGGAGGCAGCATGAACTTCCGTGCGTGGTGTCAGGAGATGTGGTATCAGCATGTGGAAGAGTGTCTGACTTGGGAAGGACATGAGCCTACTGCTACCCCACAAGAATACTTCAACAAATACAAGTTTTGGTTGAAGCGCGAATATCGTCATCAACACAATGCAAATCGATAATAGGTGGTACGCAACCATGGGACTTGATCAATACGCATACGTGGCCTCCAAAGCCGGCGCAATGAGTGAATACTGGGAACAAGATGCTGATGCCACCGGCATTGCTAGGCCGCGAGAAATTGCATACTGGCGCAAACATCCCAACCTGCAGGGTTGGATGCGACAACTTTGGGAACGTAAAGGCAACTCTGGCGAGTTCAACGGCGACGAACTTGAGCTGACCTGGGAAGACCTAGATGAACTTGAACGTGCAGTAACACACAGTCAGCTTCCACCAACTGGCGGTTTCTTTTTTGGCGATAACTCCGACGAATATTATCGCGAAAGAGACTTAGAGTTTATCAAGAACGCTCGTGCAGAGTTGTTCCTTGGGCTAAAAGTGTTCTATAATTCCAGCTGGTAAGGCAGTAAATATGATTGATTATTCACAAGAAAGATACAATGGTACAATGGCCGCAGGCTGGATTCGCGACCTCGAAAGCTCAGACAGTAGATTACACAAAGAATCAGTGATCGAAAAAGCTCTCATGGCCGCCAAACTTGGCAGTGCTGATGCGCAGTGTTTCCTGTTCAACTGCTACCAAGCCTACAATCCTTTCTATACCTTTAATGTTCGGCAAGTTCCCGAAACTACCGGACTAACCGATCGTCCAAATCCCTGGACACGATTCTGGGCCTTGTTAGAGGATCTCCGCACTCGCGCTATCACAGGCAATCGAGCCAAAGAGAAGATTCAAGAATGTGCTGAAGAGTTTGACAGCGACGAGTGGAACAACCTGTGCCGTCGTGTGATCATCAAAGACCTGCGATGCGGTATTTCAGAAAAAACACTGAACAAAGTCTTGGGCAAAACTGAGTGGAAAATTCCAGTATTCACATGCCAGTTGGCACAGGACTCTACCGAACAACAGCACAAACTCAAAGGTACCAAGCGACTAGAAGTCAAGCTGGATGGCGTGCGTGTGTTGGCAGTGGTGCAAGGGGCCAATGTTACATTGTACAGCCGCAACGGCAAAGTGTTTGAAAACTTCCCGCAGATTGCCGAGCATATTGAAGAGTATCGCAAAGCTTTCCAATATGGTCGTGGTACCGGTGGACGTTTTGTGCTAGACGGTGAGATTGTAGGCGAAAGCTTCCAGAAGCTCATGAAGCAAGCACATCGCAAATCAGATGCCAAGACCGCAGGCATGGTGTACCATGTATTTGATATCTTGCCCTTGGATGCACTAGAAGAAGGCCACTGGAATGTAAAACAGCGTCAACGCCTTGAGTGGCTTGACAGTGCCAAATCTGTGTTGCCTGCAGATGGATGTGTACAAATCATGCCAGGTATGAATGTGGACTTGGATACTTCTGAAGGTCACGATGTCATGCGCCGATTCGCTGAAGCTTCGATTGAGCAAGGTTATGAAGGCATCATGATCAAGGAATTGGAAGCGCCGTATCAGTGCAAACGCAGTGATTTTTGGATGAAATGGAAGCCTACTATTTCGGTAGATTTGGAGATTGTGGGTTTTGAGCAGGGCACCGGTCGCAACGAAAACCGTTTGGGTGCTATAATTTGTGAAGGGGTAGACAATGACCGTAGAATTCGTGTTAATGTTGGCAGCGGCTTTAGTGATGCTGATCGTGATGAGTATTGGCTCAGTCGGGATAACTTACTTGGACACTTGGTTGAAATCCAAGCTGACGCAGTTACGCAAAACCAAGACGGATCGTACTCCCTGAGATTCCCGCGCTTTTTGCGCTTCCGTGATTTTGATGCCGGTAACAAAATTTAATCATGTTTAACGAAACACTTTACAACGAATTTCAACAGCGTATGGAAAGCAAGTATCCAGAGATGTTTGCAACACCCTATGGTGGGTTCGCTGTTGGCTCAGGTTGGTGGCCTATTATTGAAGCATTGTGCAGTCAAGTTGATGCCTACACCAAATGGCGCAACAACACTCGCAAAGCTCGCCTTGAGGACAACCCGCACGAGTTGGATATTCCCGATGAAGTGCCACAAGTTGTTGTGATGCAAATCAAGGAAAAGTTTGGCGGCCTGCGTTTCTACTACACTGGTGGTGACGAACACATTCGTGGCATGGTCACAATGGCCGAATCTTGGGCAAGTCACACATGCGAACAGTGTGGTAGTCCAGGAACCCGGCGCAGTGGCGGTTGGCTTAAAACACTGTGCGATCAGCACGACGCTGAACGCAAAGCTGAATACAAAAAGAGGTTTGCAGAATGAAAATTGGTCTTAGCCTCAGTCGTTGTGTTAGAGACATTGTTGAAGAACGTGTAGACATTGATGATGTGCTAGTGTTGATCACTCGCACAAACTTTGATCCCACAGATGACGACCAATGGAAAGATATTTGGATAGGTTACACCAGTATAAACCCCGAATGGTATGACCTGAACCAAGACGATGTCAAGGGTGTGATCATGGAACTTTGGGACACAGGCCGCATCCATCAACCGCGCAAGTTTGGTGCTCGTCCATACCGTAGACTCGAGTACTGGCTAGAAGCCGTGTTGCCTGATGTGGAGCTAGAACGAAATCCAGCGGCCAAAGATGCCTGGGATCGTTTCCAAGTCATTGCTGGATTGACCAATGTCAAACTAGATCGAAAATACCAATGAAAAAGATTTTTTACGAAAAAGTTGGTCGCAGGTATGTGCCTGTGAGTGAGTACGATAATGACCTACTGGATGCTTTCCCCAAAGGCGCCCATCTTGTGATGAGCTATCCTGGCGGCCAAAGCCGAGCGTTCAACATTGATCCCAACTATGCGGCCTTGATTGCGGCTGCTCGTGTTGCTCAAGAGCCCATGCACAAGGCCATCCACGACGCTGCCAAGATGAAAAAAGACCAGTGGAACAATGTAGTTCTAAGCAATGAGCAGTTTGCAGCCTGGGAACATTTTAAGGAAGTAATGGGCGAGCGTGGCAATTATGTTTACTATAACTCAGTGCATGACATTGCCGAAGCAGGAATTAAAGCGTTAGAGGAAGAAGCCGCCAAACTTATGAAGCATCCTGCTGTTCAAGATGCTTATGAAAAATTTCAACTGGTTTGCAAACTTGTAAAGGAGAAACAACATGACCAAACTTAAAAAACTTGACAAAGTAAACGAATCAATCACCATCAACCGTTATGACAATGGCTTTATGGTCGAAGTAGGTGGACGCGACAGCGAAGGCGATTGGAAAACTGTCAAAGCAGTTTGCAACACTGAAGAAGAAGTTCTAGCTCTTGTTCGAGAGTGGAACACCATGGAACTCAACGACTAAGGAACAATCATGGCTAACTGGCGAGTATCAACCTATTACAAAAAGTCTTGCGAAGAGCACGAACTCTACGTCAAGGACGGCATGACTATTCGACGCAAAACTGGTTGGCGTTGGGCAGGATTCTTTGTAGAAACTTCAGACGATAACCCGCCAGAATTTGAATTTGACTTTGTGCCCGGCGGAGATGGCAAGCACGATAGCATCGACATGTACAATGCGTTTGGCAACAATATTGAAAACGTTGAACTAGATTCTATGACCGACGGCTGCTGGGAAGATTATGAGTGGCCCGAAGAAATGGATGAAGATGAGCAAGAGCGTTTGCAAGAGCTTATCGAAGAGCACGGTGCCTACGAAGCCTTGGAAGAAATGGAAGGCTGGACCTTAGACGAAACTGAAGCATGGGTTTGGGGTCCGATTCTAATCGAAGACAACGATGGCAACAAGGTCAAAATCATCTGTGCCGATGAAGATGGCAATGCTGTGGATTTCGAAGAAGAATAATTTGATATACCTGGCTTAATGTCATACAATACTACTGCATGATCAAGGAGATGGTGCAGTCTAATGGGGACAGTAGAGTGATCGATCCACGCCGGACTACTGTTTTGCCCGTGGCAAGTGGACGTTAGTCACGTAGGTTGCGACAAAGGCCTTGAGAAATCAAAACCCGGGCTGGTACCCCGGGGGTATGCCAAAAGGATTTACCTAGTAAGGATATTAAACATGTCTGTCAACATTGAGGCCTCTGCGTTGAGCATGCCTGAGTCACTTGGCTCGCTTAAAGAAACGCCCTTGGTCATGCACCGTATTCATTTCGAGCTTGTTGATACCAAAGCTTGGTATAAAATCATGCAAGAAGCTCGAACTATGTTTGGAAAAAACTGGAAGTGCCAGCCACGTGTCAAACGCAAGTTTGAGCGTAACTGGGGCCGCACACCACAACGTGTGTGGTTTGATGTACCAGATCCTGCGTTTGGTACTTGGGTGGCTATTAAACATGCCGTTACAGTGGCATCCACACCCAATAAATAAAATTCTATGCTATTTGGGTACTTTACATTATTTGTTGCGCTGATGATCAGTGCAGTGGCAGAGTTCTACAGTATTGTAGGACTTACCGCCATTTTTAGCGCCGCTTTCTGGCCTGTGGTCATCATGGGCGCCTGCTTGGGTGTGGGTAAGATTACAGCCGCAGTGTGGTTGAAACTCAATTGGGAACGAGCCAGTTGGACCTATAAACTTTATCTTGTGCCAGCAGTTGCCTTTTTAATGGTGCTGACATCCATGGGTATCTTTGGATACTTGTCAAAAGCACACAGTGATCAAAGTCTAGTCAGCGGCGATGTAATTGCCAAAATTGCAGTCTACGACGAAAAGATCAAGATTGAGAAGGAAAACATTGATGCTAACCGCAAGGCGCTTAAACAACTTGATGAAGCAGTGGACCAAATTATGGGCCGCTCAACAACAGAAACGGGTGCAGACAAAGCAGTTGCGGTACGTCGTGGCCAACAGAAAGAGCGTGGTCGACTACAACAAGAAATTGCAGAGAGTCAAAAAAGGATTGCCGCATACAACGAAGAGCGAGCGCCTATTGCAGCTGAAGTTCGAAAAGTCGAAGCCGAAGTGGGCCCGATCAAATATATTGCCGCCTTGGTCTATGGCGACAATCCTGACGCGAACTTACTAGAAGCTGCGGTACGCTGGGTCATCATTCTCATTGTTGCAGTGTTTGATCCCTTGGCCTTGGTGCTAATATTGGCAGCACAGCAAAGTCTGCGTTGGGCGCGGGAAGAGCCCAAACCCACGGAACAAGATTGGAAGGCGAGAACCGAAGAGTTGCTGGACATATTTAAAGACCAGCCCACCGACTTAGATCCCGAAGAACCAAAAACTGATTTGCCCTATCTCAAGGATGGCGCCAAAATGTTCTTTCCCAATCTCAAGCCCATGGTAGCTAAACCCGAGCCTACAATTTACGCAGGTAATCCTGCGGATTTTCAACAACCTTGGCCGGAGGAGAAACAGGAAGAACTGGTCAAGGTAATGCAGGAAATCTTCCCCAATGACGAAGAAGAAACTCCCGAAGTACAAGAAGCCATACGTTTGTGGAAAACTCAAAATCCCAACGACACACTGAAGCACCAGCGCACATTGCTGGCACGTGGGCTTATTGACGAGTTGCCTTGGATGAAATTGGTAGCAACGCCAGACTTGCCAAGACAGCCTACAACAGGATTTGGTATAGCATTTCCAGCAGACGCCGTCAAGGGCGACACTTTTGTTAGAGTTGACAAGATACCAAATTTGGTCTACAAGTTCAACGGAAATACCTGGTATGAAGTTGACAAAACAGTAACAGACAGCTACACTTATGACACTGCCTACATTGATCATCTCATTGAGAAGATTGATCGTGGCGAGTATGATCCGGACTTGCTGAGTGATAGCGAACGAGAGCAAGTGGCACAACGTTTACAACAAAACAAATGAAACAAACTGATAATCAAGATACTTGTAATTTTTGCGGCAAGCACAAAGACGCAGTGGCCAAACTCATAGTTGGTGAAGATGTCGCTATTTGTAATGAATGTGTTGACCTCTGCCAAACCCTGCTCAAGGATGATGTTGGGGTCAAAGAGCACAATGCTAGACCACTAGATCCACTTGAAATCAAAAAGCATCTTGATCAATACGTAATTGGTCAAACTCGTGCCAAACAGATGCTGGCAGTTGCCATTGTCAATCATTACAAGCGTATCAATAACTCTACTCTTGACAACGAAATTGAGAAGACCAATATTCTCATGTTAGGCCCCACAGGTTCGGGCAAAACATTGTTGGCTCGCAGTGTAGCACGTTATCTAGACGTGCCGTTTGTTATTGCAGATGCCACAAGCCTAACCGAAGCTGGATATGTAGGCGATGATGTAGAAAGTTTGATCTCCCGCTTGTATGCGGCCGCCGAGTACGATGTCAAGAAGTGTCAGCGAGGCATTGTTTTCATTGACGAAATTGACAAGATCAGTCGACGCAGTGAGTCAGCAAGTATTACCCGTGATGTGTCAGGCGAAGGCGTACAGCAAGCCCTGCTGAAACTGGTAGAAGGCACCAAGTGCCGCATCACCCCACAGGGTGGGCGCAAACATCCGTCGGGTGAAACTGTGGAAATTGACACTACAAATATCTTGTTCATTGCTGGCGGCGCATTTGTGGGCTTGGACAATCTTGTGAAGAATCGCATCAAGGGCACCAGCATTGGTTTCAGCGCAGAAGTTGTAAAGGATAAACAGTCCAGCTTGGACCAAACCACTCCTGAAGATCTAATCAAGTTTGGCATGATTCCTGAATTTGTGGGACGTTTCCCCAGTTGGGTTGCCCTACAAGAACTCACCAAACAAGATTTGGTTCGAATCCTACAAGATGTCAAACACAGCTACGTGAGTCAATACAGTTGGTTGTTTGAGCAGGATCAAATTGAACTCAACTTTACCCCTGCTGCCTTGGAAGCCATTGCCGAACGCACTATTGCCAACAAAACTGGCGCACGTGGATTGCACAGCGAACTTGAGCGAGTGTTGCTGCCGCACATGTTCTACTTGGCTGAGTATCGTCGCCAGGGAGTTAACACAGTAGATATTGACGTAGACCAGGTAAATACACCACAACAACTAAAGGTGGTGAATGAATAAACTTTACGGAAGATCAGTACTGGTACAAGATGGTAACGTAGAACGTGCCATCCGCAAACTCAAGAAAAAAGTTCAGAATTCTGGCGTACTTAACGATCTAAGAGACAAAGAGCACTATGTCAAGCCAACAACACAGCGCAAACTCAAGGCATCTGCTGCTAAAAATCGCTGGCGCAAATATCTAGCCAGTCAACAACTACCCCCAAAGAACTACTGATGTACATTGAATTCCGCTTGCCCACAGGTGCAGGTGGTATAGCTGCACAGTATACAAACAGCGTATTGAATCGCAATCTCCATGAGTGGAGCGATCGGTATGGCATCCCTTACAACAAAAAGATCCACAAGTACACAGTCAGAGTCACATTTGATGATGACAAATATTACGACTTTTTTGCCCTGACTTGGAGCCCAAAAAGCGACAATATGCAAAGCTATCTTACCAATTATCGTTTGATAGAACCAATGAATCGTGTATAATAAATAACAATGTAGCGCCGATGGTCGGGCTACATTATATGTCATAACTTGCTTAAAAAGGAGATTAACATGACAAAAACTCTCACCCTTCGTAGTTTCGATATTCCCCAACTGCACAAGTTTGGTATTGGCTTTGATAACATGCTTGATGAACTCATGCGTGTGACATCACAACAAACCAACTCAAACTATCCCCCACACAATGTAATCAAAACTGGTGACGACACTCTCACCATTGAGGTTGCTGTGGCCGGATTTGCAGAAGGTGAAATCGACATTGCGTTGGACAAGCGTTTACTCACTATCACCGGTGAGCGCAAACGCGAAGAAACTGCTGAACACGAATATCTGCATCGTGGAATCAGCAGCCGTGACTTCCGTCACACCTTTACACTAGCTGAGCACGTCGAAGTCAAGAGTGCTAGCATTCGCAATGGTATCTTGAGCGTCTATCTGGAGCGCGAAGTTCCTGAAGAAGCCAAGCCTAAAGCTATTGCTATCACATATCAGAACTGATATAATAGTGTAAATACAGTGGCAGCGCGGTGCTGCCACTGTTGATTGAGGAAATTATCATGCCACAAAGCGAAACACGTACAAAAATCAAGCCCAATGAAGCTGTCAAAGAACCACCATTGTTTCGTGTAATTTACTTGAATGACAATCAAACCACTTACGATTTTGTAATTGAAAGTTTGATTGAATATTTTAACTACACCGCAGAAACTGCCGAACAAATCACTGTTGACATTCACGAAACTGGATCAGCTGTGGTAGCTGTGCTACCGTATGAAGTTGCTGAACAAAAAGGTGTTGAAGTGACTATGTTGGCACGTGCCCAAAGCTATCCATTGCAGATCAAGCTAGAGCCCGACGCAAGTCATTAAAGATCAACCACAATGCGCAAGGGGTGATACACGTATTTTGAATACAGTGTTTCAGCTCTTCCGCGACAGTTGTTGACAAAGCGTATACCTGATCTTGTTTGATCCACGCTACCATGATAGTGTCCAAAGCACCAGGTGCTGATTTTCTTTTCAGTATCAGCAGCCATGGCCTGCATCATGTAGCGATTGCCCATGGTGTTATGGCGCCAAGTGCCTTCTAGGTCAATGTCATGTGCAATCAGCGCAGGGTCCGGTACTGTGTGAGTGACCATGACAATTTTCTTAACATCATTGTGTGTTTGTAGTCGTTTGACACTGGAGATCATGTAGTGTGCATCAGTTGCGCTCATTCTTGCAACATTTTTTGCCTCTTCGTGGGTCAAGTTAAATTTTTCTCGGTACCATTCTAAAGTTTGTTCAGAATCAATGCCCAGGTCAAAATCAAAACTCCACCAGCCGTTGGTGCCTAAAATTGCAACCCCGTCAGCAACTACCACATTGTCTTGCAGGTATACAACATTGGGTATCTTTTCAATGCTGGCAGCTAAGGCATCGTAACTGCCACCAAGATTGCCCAGGAAGTCTGTATGCTCGTCATTGCCATCAATGTAGAACACTGCTTGGTAGCACTGCCCCAGGTGTTTAAGTGCGTTGAGAACCACTTTGCGATCCCGTGCAAGGTCACCAGCAACTACACAGACTGGACTGGTAGCTAACCCAGTCCAGTCAAAGCGACCCCAGGTTTCAATATGTAAATCAGAAATTAAGTCAAAAGCAAACTGCATGATACATATTTAAAAGGAAATTCTATGCACATTATATTTGGAGACGCCATCAAAGAAATCCCCGATAGCTTTACAGTTCTAGAGCTAGACACATTCCGTCGCCCCGGGCAACAAGAAACATTCACAGCGTATTGTGTGGTAGAAAAGCTGCCCCTGGGAGAATTTTTCAGCCTTGACAGCTTTAAGAAGATTCACGCTGATTTGATCAAGTTCTACAAGCAACGCCAGTGGACTTACTGCGAACATGCCATTGAAGGCTTGTTGGGCAAATGGAACGG